AAAGGGCGCGCGCGGCTGCTCTCGTTTGCCGATGGTTTGCCGATGTACGCGCGCTGCGAGTTAGGCTTTCCCGAAGCGCAAACCGCTTCGCTGTATGCAATGCTCGCTTACGCGCCCGCCGCACGAAAGTCCGCGGCAGCCATGCGCGATTGGATAAGCGGCGTTTAGTGCCCCCTGCTTTGTTTGTAATTTCGAATCTTGTCAATCCAGGTAACTCGTTTAAGTCTGTATCGTTATTAATGACCTCTCCATTTGATATAATTTGCTGGGTTACGGGATCAAAAGGTATACCATTTTTTTGAAATATCACGGGCATGCTATCAAAGTCCGATGATTGAATAGTTTCATACACCTTCTCGGCACCGTCCGCCGCAACTAACGTTACTGTAGTTGCGGTACTGTTGTCGATATCGCCTACTAGATTGTGTTGTTCTGCCGCCTTAGTTGCTTCTAACAATTTTTGGTATTCTTCTTCGTCAGATGCGCCTGGTAAATTTAAGGGCGCGCCTGCTCCTGCGCGGCGGCATCGGTCCACTTCTTCGCGTAATAAGTTGATGGTGTTTTCGAGTTGTCGGATTGCTTCCATATATAGATCTAACATTTCCTCCAACCTTCGGTAATTGACACAATCCAACTTTTGTCGCCTCTATGTCTTGGATAAACTGGAAGGTATCGGCCATTGTCGATAGTCGCAAACGGTTTGTATCCTCGTAATTGAGGAATTTTGGAGTATTAGCAGTAAGTAAGGTACGGTAGTTGGTAAGTACTAAGACTAGTGCGCTGTTTGCGCGACACATTGGTTCTAAGAAATAGGCAACTTTGTCTGAATTAACTGCATTTTCCCCCGTCTTGATATTAAATGCGCGGGTTCCTTGTAAATTTGAATTAGTAAATTCGATCGTTGTTGTAGCAGTAGAAGGGCCGTACCCGTCATAATATCTTGATGACTTCGGATAGGGAACAATTTTTGCGAATTCAATCTTTTGCACCCATGGGTGGAATGAAGCCCTAATTTTTCTAGGATTAATTTCTTGTTTTGCGTTCTTTTTTTTCTCCTTGAATAATTCACGCATCCACGGTAGAATATGCTGAAAAGTGTCGGCTTCTAAATTTAGTGGCCATGTCGAAAATTGAGTATAATTTGTAGCAGATCCGTTTTCGTCAAAACGCGATCTTAAAATTAAATCGTAGTCGCGTTCTTCATTTCCAGGCAAATCTACTAAAAGAAAAACTGCTTTGCCGCTAGTATCGTACAACGTTATAAACGTAACTGACCGAGAAGATTCAGGGTTTAATTTCGTTTCCCGCGTCAATCGAACTTTTTCTAATTTTTGTAAAAATAAACTGAAGTTCTTGATTTCGCTTACAGGTATTTTTTTAACAGTTGTTATGTCCTCTACAACTTCAATGTGACCTTGACCAAAGGTAAATTTTTTTTCGGCAACTTTTCTAAGGGATTCTATAGATCTTCTATCATCTACGTTTGCGTTTGCTTTTGTAATATGAAACATACTGTCGTATTTAGTTCGTTCTGCTGCATTACCCCTAAATACAATCCTACCTTCATCCTCTAAAACTATACCTGAATTGCCAGTGTAATCAATACATTTTACCATATCATGAATGCGAAGAGTACCCCTTAACCACCCATCTTGGTACCATTGAACCACTGACATTGAATACGTTGATCGGGTTTTTATTACCGCCTCGAGTAATGTTAACGCAATCGTTGTTTTTCCACTTCCCGACTGCCCATAGACGATCAATGAGAGCGGCGATGTTTCGCATTCATTAATCATAGATTGCATGCTTTTTACCAATCGTTGGCCGTTGTGGGCCGCATCTCCTGCAAGGATGGCGTCGGTTCCGTCCCTACTTGAATGACAGTTGGGTTCGTTGTTTCATTATCTGTTGTCAAGTCAGAAAACGTTACGGGGGTACCCTTTAGTATTTGAACTTGTTCGGCGACGGCTTGTCTCAACTCGTTTTCTACTTCAGTCACGGGAACTACACCAACTTTCGTTTGCGCTATCTCAATCGCCTTATTTTTTATAGCAACATCATCGAGAGTGACCTTACCGTCTTTTACTTTTGCATATGGGTTATTTGTAATTTGAATTATACATCGGCTCTTATCAGGTTCGTCACTTTTAAGGGCAAGATACATGCGCGCAACGCCGTTAAACAACTTGTCGTACACGTCCATTATACGCCGCCCCTGCTGTTGTATGGCATGGTCATCAAGGCCGTCCTGAAACGACGTATCCCGTGGGTAATTTTGCTTGATGCATTGATATTTGGTGCGTAACTCATCCAGCGAATCCGTAGTTTCAATGTTGGATGCACTTAACGCAGCGGCGGTCCTCGCAACAGCTGCTGCGGCCGCTGCTTTAATGGCATCAAGCTCGTCTTTGAGTGCTACGCATTCGGCTGAGGCAGGAATAGCCTTCAATGCCGCGATCTCTTCTCGTTGTTCTGCCCACGACCCTAAAACGTCAGTAAACATGTCTTCAATCTTATCAAGCTCTTCCTTCAAGGGCATAAACTAAAGTGAACATTTTTTATCTGCGCGATTGTCGTCGTCGACGAGAGGAGCGCCTGCGTCGGGTGCGACGCCCACCTGTTATGGGTATGGTATCTCGGCCGTTTGAATGAACAATGGCTGAGTTATCTTCTTTTAGTGTAAAACCCTCAGGCAAACTTCCTTTAGTTGCTTTTGTTTTAAACATTGAAAGGGCCTCAAGTAATTCTTCCTGAGCCTGAGCTTGTTCTAATGCCGCATCCGATTCTTCGTAGCCTGCTCGGTTTTGTTTATTTTCAAGCGCCACAGCTTTCAAACGGGCCTCCTCCGCTGCAGCCGCTGCAGCTTCGTCAAGAGCCTTTTTGTGTGCGGCTTCAAGTTCTCGGACTTTATTTTCCGCGGCCTCTCTTGCACCTACAGTTTCAGCCTCTGCAGCGGCCTTTTGTGCATTTAATGCTTCGATTTCAAGTCTTTTCGCTTCTATTTCGGCTTGACGAGCATCTAAAGTCGATTGTAGTTCTCGCATTTGATCTTCGAGCGCATCTTTTTGGGTGTTTAGAGCCATAAATTGCTTGGATTTTCCTATAAATTTTGCCGAAATATCTTTGATTGCCTTAGAAAATTTTGCATCCGCAGTTTTAGTCTTTACGTCGCAATCCTCTTCAGCCTCCGCAATTGTATTGAACGGCATATTACTTAATGATAAAAAAAATCCCAGAATTAATTTTTCAAAAGCGCAATTAAGGCATCGCTTTCCTTTTCTAATTCCTGTATTGCTGCAGAAATTTTAGGAAACTCAACCCCATTGCAACTGACGTAAATAGGCGATGATTCCGTTTGAAGAGGCGCACTGCTTTTTGCTTCGACCAGCTGAGTTTTTAAACGAGCAACCTCTGCACTTAATTCTTGATTAAACGCTTGAGTACGATGGGGAATCGGCATATTATTCCCGTTCATTTTTTTTTCTAAACCGTTGGAATAAACTCCCAATTCAAATCCCCGCAAATCTTCTTCCAGATTTCGTCCTGCTCAATCCTCTTTTCGCGATCCTTAAGCATCGGAAAGAACCCTAAAAAGCGCGTCTCGTCTAGCAACTCGCACAACTTATAAATTGTGTAGTAGTAATTCAAAAAGTTAACGCGGTCCGCGGGACAAAACTTGGCGTACGGCCTTTGAATTTCCATGAACAAGTTGCACAGTTTGTCCTCGAGTTCGGGTGACATCACGGGAGGCTTTATCCCCAGCTTGTCCTTGATGAACGGTATGTGCTCGTAGTACTTGTTGTACCCGAACTTCTTCAAAATTTCCTTGGTCTTTTTGTTCGTTATCGTCGCTAGGTCAATCCGCTCCTTTTTGATCTGCGCCAAAATCTTTTCCAAGATGTCGTCGGGAATCTGCGTCGACTCCTTGGCCTGAAACTGCGCCAGTATCTCGCGAAAATGATTGATCCGTTTGTACGCATAAAAACACACCTCCTTGGGCGGTTCTTTATAGGACGGCTTTTCGTTTTCCACCAAATACCGAAATTGGGCGCCGCAGCAGTTGCAAATCACGACGCCCTCAAAGTCCAGGGGCACCAGTTCCCCCTTTTCGCACGAGCGGCACACGGCCGTGTTTTCCACGTACTTGTCCACGTCCATAAACCGCTGGTCGACGTTGACCAAGTAGGCTTTCACGTGCGTGGTCATCTTTTGCTTGTTGACGGGTTTCTCCAAGTTGAAAAAAGTGTGCAGCACGGTAACGTTGTCGGTGTTGCCCTCCGAAATACGCTTCTTTTCTTCAAAATACCCGAAAATGTGCTTGCTGTTGTTTAGGAAGTAACGCGTCCTCGCCGTTGTCATCTGCCGAATCTGGCGCCGTATGCCCCGCATGCGATCCTTTAGGGCCAAATGCGCATCGATGCCTCGGGTTTCGCGCAGCTCCGCTTTAAGGCGCGCGAGCTCGGCTTCTAGGCGCGGCACGCCGACTTCTTCTTCTTCCTTGAACTTGCGCAAGAACTCGTTGTGCTTGCAGTCCAGGGTCATGCCCTGCACGTCGTCCTTGGGTTTGGGTTTAAAGAGCGGCATTTCCTTAAAATACCGCAGTCACTATTTAAATTCAAACCCGCCGATTTTTTTTTCTTTAGCCAAGATATAACATGGGAGGCGGTCTAATGCAGCTTGTTGCCTACGGCGCCCAGGACGTCTATCTTACTGGTAACCCGCAGATTACTTTCTGGAAAGTGACGTACCGTCGTTACACCAACTTTGCCATGGAGTCCATCGAGCAGACTTTTAACGGTCAGGCCGACTTCGGGCGCCGCGTGACCTGCACGATCTCCCGTAACGGCGATCTTGCCTACACCACTATTCTTCAGGTAACCCTCCCCGAGATCAACCAGAGCATGACCAACACCGTCGGCGGCAGCAACGCGGCAAGCTCGTCCAACGGCGTGTTCGCTCGCTGGCTGGATTTCCCTGGCGAGCAGCTCATCTCGCAGGTCGAGGTGGAGATCGGCGGCCAGCGCATCGACCGCCAGTACGGCGACTGGATGCACATCTGGAACCAGCTCACCATGACCGCCACCCAGGAGAAGGGCTACTACTCCATGGTCGGCAACACCACTCAGCTCACGTACATTACGGATCCCTCGTTTGCGGCCGTCGACGGCCCGTGCCAGTCGAGTGCCCCTCGCCAGATTTGCGCCCCGCGCAACGCCCTCCCCGAGACGACGCTCTACATTCCTCTGCAGTTCTGGTTCTGCAAGAACCCTGGTCTAGCCCTCCCGCTGATTGCGCTCCAGTACCACGAGGTGCGCATCAACATCGATCTGCGCCCGATCGACGAGTGCCTTTGGGCAGTGAGCAACCTCGGCTGCAACGCGGGCACCACCCCCGTGCCTGCCCTCAAGGTCACCACGGCGTACAACCAGTCGCTGGTGGCAGCCTCGCTCTACGTCAACTACATTTTCCTCGACACCGACGAGCGCCGCCGCATGGCCCAGAACCCGCACGAGTACCTCATCGAGCAGCTGCAGTTCACGGGCGACGAGTCGGTCGGGTCCTCGTCCAACAAAATCAAGCTGAACTTCAATCACCCCGTCAAGGAGCTCATTTGGGTGGTGCAGCCCGACGAAAACGTCGACTACTGCTCGTCGCTGGACTGCAACGCCATGCTGTACCGCACGCTCGGAGCCCAGCCGTTCAACTACACCGACGCGATTGACGCTCTCCCCAACGCGATCCACGCGTTTGGCGGCCCCAATTCCGTGGCGGCAGGCGGTGCGGGCGGCACCTCCACCGCGTTCATTGATGCGTCGGGACTCTTCCAGGCTGCAGGCGCCATGGACAGCTCAGGCATCATCTACAACCAGATGTGGAACCAGCCATCCCAGCCAGGAAACGCCTCGGTTGCGGCGTACGATGCCCCGAATTTCTCCGCGGCAGGCCCCGAGTCCTACGTGTCGGATGCGGGCACCTTCGTGCTTGCCGAGACCGCGCTCAAGCTGCACTGCTGGGGCGAGAACCCCGTGGTGACTGCCAAGCTGCAGCTCAACGGCCAGGACCGCTTCTCGGAGCGCGAAGGCAGCTACTTTGACCTGGTGCAGCCGTTCTTTGCGCACACTCGCACCCCCGACAGCGGCATCAACGTGTACTCCTTTGCTCTGCGCCCCGAGGAGCACCAGCCGTCGGGCACGTGCAACTTCTCCCGCATTGATAACGCGACCCTGCAGCTGGTTCTCTCCAACGCCACGGTGGAGGGCACCAAGACGGCCAAGGTGCGCGTCTACGCGGTCAATTACAACGTGCTTCGCATCATGAGCGGCATGGGCGGTCTTGCTTACTCCAACTAAACAGCAGTCTCAAACAAAAATAAAAATAAAATGTGCTGCTGGCAAATTTTATTTTTGGAGAAAAAATATAAATGAACAAGAACATAGAAAAACTATGGTCGAGCAATTAGACAGCTACGACTTGTCTAGTTTGTACGCCCTAATGGACCCACTGACCTTTCCGCGCATTAAAAGCGGTACGGGAAGTCGTCTCGGGTTTCCAACGTACAGGGGGTGCGTCTTTGGACTAGTGAGGCCGCGCAAAAACAGTGGAACCCGAGTGCTCTCGTCGTACAGCACGAAATTCCCCGATGTCTACGAGGCCCTAAAGAAAGTAGGGGCGGATCTCGGATTTACGTTCACGTCTATCCAGGTCAACCGAAATTTGCAGTGCCCGCCCCACAAAGATCGAAAAAACGTAGGCGACAGCATGCTCATCTCGTTTGGAAAGTATACGGGAGGCGAAATCGTGGTAAATGGCGTACCCTACAATGCCTACCATCGACCAACCATTTTTAATGGGTCCCAGTGGGAACATTACAACAACGCCATCGAGGGCGACAAGTTTTCCATTATTTTTTTTACGCAGCCCTAAAACGTTTTTTTTATTCTACATCCACCTAAGTATGAGGTTTACAATTGACGGGAAATCCGTTGACCCCATATCTCCTATTTATCCCGACGATACCATTGAGGCGATTCAGGGAAAACTAAACGTGGGGCCCGTGTACCTGTACGCCAAACGGCGTCGCTTACTCTCCACACGGCAGCTGTACGCCATGTTTGATTCCGTAATCACCCGCGCCCAAGTTCGTGCCGTACTTGGCAACTTGCGCCATTTGGACCAAGCCACTTACACGTACAGCGATTTGGTGGCCATGAATTTGGACCCTGAAACCCTGGAAGGCTTCGAGTACCCCGTAGAGAAAGTTAAAGTGCAAGGACTGCTGGAGACGTTGCAAGTGAGTCGCGAGCTGACCAAGGCGACGTACACCTACCACGACTTGTTGGACCTTGCGCTCGACGGCACGTACGAGATGTACGTGTCACTGGGGCAGCATACGCCCGCAGGCATTCCTGTGAAGCCCGTGTTTACAGGAACGGCGGAGGCGCGGTCGGAACGAAAGCGCGTGCTTCTGGAGTATTTGCCCCTCGTGGGAGATCGAATTTGGGGGGCGACAGCCGTGCCGTCGCCCGTGTACCTACTAAAACCCCCTGGGAAGTTTGTGAACCTAGACACGGTTCGGCCTGACCCTGGAGCGTTGCATGTCGGCTTTACGCAGCTGAAGGTTGTGATGGATACGCAGGCAAATCGTTTGGTGCCGCTGGACTACGCGTTTCGCTTGCTGCACGCAACTGAGGACGTACAACTGCTGCGCTTGAATGCGGCCGAGCCGCGCGTCCGTGTGTACGCCCCAACCCAAGACGCCTCGGGGAACAAGGTGCCTGCTACGCGCGCGCAGCTACGAACCGCGCGCACGGGCGACAGCGCTCTTTCGTGCTTGCTGGGGCCGTTTGTCGTCACGTGTTTTGTTACGGGCGCGGTGGAAGTGCAGTGGTCCTCGCCGCAGCCGCACTCGCCTGCGGAGCTTCAAGCGCTGGTGGAGACGCACGTCAACCCGTATTTACTGCGTCTCAACAGTACCGTTCAATGGGGTGTACCCGACGCCCCCGCCGTGGAAACGTATTTTCATCCCGTAGTGTTGTCCGAGGCGCGGATTGCGACGTCGACGCTTCACATACTGATCAAGGAAGGGTTTGACGGAGACCGCTTGCGCATTCCTGACGGGTCACCGCTGCTGCACGTGTTTGCCACCGACGGCAACGGATTGATTTACAAGCGAGTGTCCAACTTTAACGTGTACGACTCGGCGCAGCAAATTTTGCGGCGAGAAGGCATTGAGGCGCTGCCCAGTTTAGTTCGCCTGGGCCTCTCGGAGAGCGAGGCTCGAGAAGCGATCGAGACGTTTGCCGAAAGCGGGGCTCGAAAGGCGGCGGTGCCAGGCATTCCCGTAGAAGTTCAAAAGCGCGCCAACGGAACACTGTTTGTGTTGAAAAACGTGGACCATTTTGGCTACGTGGACGAGTTGAAGCGCTACGTGACTGCGCTCTTTCAAAATGCCGAGCCCGACTACATTTCCGAAGAAGAGTACATTTCCGAAGACGACCAAGAAGGCGGTGGCGACGACCCCAACCGCCGATTGGCCAACGATTTTTTCGCCTTGTCCCGACTGAAAACGCGCGCTGCGGTAACGAACAAAACGTCGAAGCAGTGCCTGAAGGACAAAATGCCGATCGCGCTCACGGAAAGCGAGTATGAAGCGATTGCGTCAGACCCCACCAACCCCGATCCATTCAACCTGGTGGCCACCAAAGACGGCATTGCAAACCCGCCCCTGCACCACAACGGGAACTTTTACATTTGCCCGCGGTACTGGGACATGTCGCATCGGGGACCTACGGGACTTGTGGGTGCGCCCATGTCTGAGCGTCGGTATCGAGAAGAAAACCACAAGGACCGTCTCATAGGTCCTGACGAAGAGCGTGAGGGCTACGCGGACAGCAAAGACATTTATGAATTCTTGCGGTGGCATGAGAACACGACGGGGCGCAAGTACACGCTCGTGAGCGATCCGTCGTACGCGCTCGACCCCACCTACAGCTGGATGCGCGCAGCCGTGAGTAAAAAGAATCCTGTACCGTGCTGCTACGCGTCGTCGCACACGCCTAAGAGCGCGCCTACAAAAGTGCCGACACGGGTTCAAACATCGCAAACGGGGCTACTGAAGCCAGGGTCTCGAAGCGCAATTCCAAGCTCCATCGCGGCGTTTTTAGGAAAAGCCTCGTGGTTTCGCCAAGGCATTGAAGACGCCACGTTTCTTGCCTGTTTGGCGGCGTTTATGGATGTCTCTGTAGCGGATGTAAGGCGCTTGCTGGTCAAGCGAGTCGAAGGGCGGTTCGACACGCTGCAGAACGGAAATCTGGCGGCCCATTTTGCGTTTGACGCCTCCAACCAGTTTCGCCGAAACTCGCCCCAAGAAAATTTTGTCGGCTATTTGAAGACCTCCACGGACATTGATTTTACGTTTTTGTGGGAACTGGTGGATTACAATTTGGTCATTTTCAATGGAGACAACCACGACACGGGTCGCGTAGAATTGATCTGCCCGACCAATTATTTCAGCAAGCGGAAATTTAACCCAAAGAAAAGCACCATTTTGATGCTAAAGCAAGGAAACGGGTATGAACCCATTTGGCAGGACAAAACGGTGGACGGGAAAAGTGTCGTGCTCAAACAGTTTCAAGAATCCAATTTCCTGCAGAAAATTCGCCAGTTGTACGAAACGGTGTGTGCTCCTGCGCGGCGGTACTCGACGGCCGAAGAAGTTGCCAAGGTAGTGGCGGGACCACAGCTGATGCACAAGGGCAAGGTGGTCGGGATCATGGGCGACTGCCTTGTGCCGTGCTACCCGTCGCCTCCCGTACCGAACCTAGCCGTCATGGACGTGACGGACGCTCCCCGCCTGTCTCCGTCAAAAACGCGGGCGTATTTGACGAACGTTGCGGCGCAAGGAATCGTGTGCGCCCCCCGATTCCAAGTGGTAGTTCAAAATAAATGCGTGGGGCTTATGACGGAAGCCGACCAGTTTGTGCCGTGCTTGGAGAAAGCCGCGTTGGAAGAGTTGCCTCGCTACGGGGACGACTTTCAGCACGAGTGGGAGTATGCGTCTGACCAGGGACGCGATCCTGCCCTCGTCGCTGCCTCCAACCGAACTCTAGAAACGCGTATGTATTCGACCTGCCGCACCGTGCTGCGTCTCGCGCTAAAAAATCGTCGTCTGCGCGCACAAACACTCCGCATTTTGGAGGCGCGCGGGCCTAAAGCCGAACACCTTTACGCCATGGTAAAACAGGTGTTGGACGCCCGAGTGGAGTACCACGACACCCGAGGTATCGAAGAGGGGGCACTTGCGAGTGTACTAGGCCGATGGGCGGGAGGGAGACTGCACTTGCCCAAGCGGAATTTAGTAACAGGGCGCCCGAGCAATTATGTCGCGCGTTTGGCCGACGAGTTAGAGCGCTTTCCGCATTTGCGGGCTTACTTGCTGGACGAGCAGACGATCGTTGATCATATCGTCCACGATGTGAGTTCAACCGAGATCTTGCTGTCGGAAACCCAATGGGGTACGTATGCACCAACCCCACCGCTTTTACTTTCGTCCCCGCACTACTCGTTGAATACGTATGACACCATTGTGCGAAAAGGGGGCGTAGTTGCATTTTCGGTCGAGCGTGTCGGCCGCACGGTTCTATAGCGGCTCCAAAAGTACGGGAAATCCAGGTGGCGCGAAGCGATGGTAGACGATGATCATGCAGAAAAGAACGTAGCCTGACCCAAACCCTAGCGACAGTCGCATACGATTCGTATTGGTTTTCGGAAATCGTGCCATTTCCAGAAACGGGTCTACAATGGTAATGTCTTCTGAGTCCAGGACTTGCTCCAATTTACTCAGGACGCATCCGTCAAAAAGAATAAAATAAACGAATCCGAAGCACAGGCCGACAATGACTAAAAGAGAACCCCAAATGTCCCCCACATAAATGAGGTAAATAAGAATGTAAATTGGGGTATGAACGTGCGCGGCGCGCACGAAAAAGCCAATCGTTTTGTCGCTAAGGCCGATGCTCCTTAAACCCTGGAGTTGCCAATTAATGACACTTTTGCGGTAATCTCTGGAAAAGATCATTTGTCATCGGCATACAAAATTCATATGTCATCGCTAACGCTATCCGTCAATTTATGCAGTTCTTCTTCGTACTGCTTGGCCTCGACGTCGTAATCCTTTATGTGGCGATCAATATCGTCTACGTCCGACTCGGATTCGGCGTCAGAGTCCGAATCAATGGAGTCGATGGGGTCAGACTCAATGGGCGCTGACTCGGTGGGCGCTGACTCGGTGGGCGCTGACTCGGTGGTGGGGGCAGACTCAGTAGGAGCAGACTCTGTGATGGGTGCAGAGGCGGTAGGAGCCGACTCGGTGATGGGAGCAGACTCCGTTGATTGCACTGGGTCTGGCACGGGTTCTGTAGGCGCGGACTCTGGGGCCGTGGAGTCCTCCGAGACGGGAGGAGGCTCAGGGACGGCTTCGGTTGGAGCGGATTCGGTTTCGGAGTAGGAAAGAGAGTCGGGCTCCGATACGGAAGGGACTGGCTGGGGAGGCGGGACCGATTCGGGCGGGGGCTCAGGTGGCGGCACAGGCTCAGGCTCCGTAGCAATCAGGTCTTCGATTTCGGGGCGTTCGGATATAGGTTCGTTGACGGTAGGTTCTCCCGATGGCATGTACACGTCGTCGGGCTCTTCAATGGTGCTCGCAGGCGTAATTCGCTCGTGCATGTGGATAGGCGCATCCGCAGGAAGCTCCGATTCAAGCTCCTGGGCGAAGAGTCCTGAAATATCGGATGGGGCGTACCCCAGGGCGTGCAAATCCTCGGGCGTAGCGTTGCGATCCAGCAGTTCTTGAATGGAATAATTCATGTGATCCAGTTCGGCTTTAGAAAAATACTTCCACGGGTACCGATAGGCGCTGTAGTACTCGTCTCGCCTTAGCTTGCGGCAACGACCATTCGTCGCCCGTACATAGTCTCGAGGGCATGCGTTAAAATGAGCTCTCCGCGTGCACACGAACCCCTTGGGGCAATTCTTTACCGTTCTCGCCGTTCGCCTTGATTTTACCGTCGTGTTCGGTCCAGGACTTTGCGCCCGCACTGACATACACTTATGTGGATATAATTTTTACCGTTTTAACAGTATAACTAATCCCAGCATACCCACAAAGAGCACATAAATGAGCGCGTGGGTTTCCTTGACGTGCTTCTGGAGACGCGACGCTGTCGGCGCGTAGAGAGCTCTCATGGCATCTTTATGGCGGTGCAACGACACGGCGGGCTTTTCCAAAGCAGCATTCACGTGGTTGTGGATCATATGCATCCACCGAACCAAGTCGTCGCGCGTATCCAAATACGGCGCCACGGGATTTGCGTCCAGAAGCGCGCTGAAGCGGTTGGCGCTCTCCCTGTGCGGAATGAATTCGTGAAAATTATGAATCAAACGGTAGTGTATTTTTTTTTGGATACTGGTTGGCGTTTTTGGGTAATTGGATGCAATCGTATGCAGCACAAACCAGTAGTGCGGTCCCCATACCACGGGGTCCATACCCTTACGCTGTTAAAAATTCAAGGCCCAATCTGACCTAGATAAAATGTATCCCGTGTGTAAATGCGGTTTACACGGGTGAAGCGCAAACGACGGACGCGTAAAACGCGGGGCGGTGGATGCTGTTGCCAAAAATCATGGCTGGACTTGTTTGACATGGAGTACAACAAATGCATGGCCAAAAACTGCTCTTTGGTCTGCGAGAAACCCATGTGGGACTACTTCGGCGTCACTCCGTGGTACCGAAGCTGTATTACGGCTCGCGACGGAATGAAGCCGTAAAAAAAAAGGTAGATAAACCGATCCATGAAGGTTACGGAATGATGGGCTGCAACAACTGTGGAAATCTAGCCCACGGGTACAAATATTGCAAGCATCCTATCACGAGTAACGGCGTTATTCACGTGACCCGTGAAGGAAAATACCTCATGATATGTCGACGCAAGACCTTGGGGTACGTGGATTTCATGCGAGGCCGCTACAGCGTGCACGTCCCCGACTACATTATGAATTTGATCAATGAGATGACTGTGGACGAAAAAGAGGCGCTGCTGGTAAAAACGTTTTCCGAACTGTCGGCGGACCTGTGGGGCACCCCCCACGAAGATTCGTTTTCCCGTGAAAAATTTGAATTGCTGAAGCGCGGGGCCGTGCCCAAAAGTTTGGCCGAGCTGGTGGCTGCGAGCACTACCGCGTGGGCCACCCAAGAGTGGGGGTTCCCGAAGGGGCGCCGCAACGCAAACGAAACTGAACTCACGTGCGCTCTTCGGGAGTATGAAGAGGAAACGGGGCATTCGCGGAAGAACCTGAATCTCATTCGGAACGTGCTGCCGTTTGAGGAAATTTTTACGGGATCCAACTACAAGTCCTACAAACACAAGTATTACGTAGGGTTTTGCGACGCTGACCCTGACGGCCCGTTTCAAGTATCGGAAGTAAGCGCGATGCAGTACTTTACGTACGAGGAAGCAGTGGCGGTCATTCGTCCGTACAACACCGAACGCAAACAGGTGCTGACGGACGTGCACCACATGCTTCTCACTCATTTCGCCGACCACTTTACACGATTGCAAAAATTGAGATAAAAATAAAATCCATCGGGTATAATAAACCTCTTCTCCCCCCCTTTTAAGAATGACATTTCTGAGCGAGTTCCTCTCTCTGCACAGCGCTAAGAAGACCAAGGGTGCTGTTACGCACACTCGCATCCCTGACGGCGACAAAGGAGGAGGATCCTACAGCATCCCTTCTGAGGAACTTGCAACCTTTTACGAGCTCTACTACTCGCACGTGTTTACGCGCCTCAACTACGAACATCTTACCGAAATTCAGGCTGAAGTCGGAGCGCTGGCCATTGACCTCGACTTCCGCTACAAAACCGCGGAGCGAAAATACATCAACGAACACATCGTTGCTTTTGTGGAAACCGTGGGGCTCCTCTTGGACGCCCTCGTAGCTCCCCAATCCCCCATTGACGTTTTTGTGTTTGAAAAGCCCGAAGTCAATGTCCAACCCGACGTCATCAAAGACGGCATCCACCTCGTGTTTGGCATCCGCCTCGACCGAACCGTAAAAAAAATGTTGTACCGCCGCTTGCTAGCGAAAATGGCGATTTGGGACGATCTAGTCGAGCATCTGACGAACTCGTGGGACTCGGTGCTCGACCGCGGAGTATTCGTGGGCACAACGGGCTGGCAGCTGTACGGGTCGCGCAAGCCTGGCCACCAAGCGTACAGCCTCACCCAAATCCACAGTGTCCGCAAGGTCGACGGCGCGGTTCAGGTGTGGCCCGAGCGCCTCGACAAATTCGACGTCGCTCGTCGCTTCCCTGAACTGTCGGTCCAGTACCCCCACCCTCTGGGCGAATTGGTGCCTGAGTTGCAAAGTGAGTACAACGGCTTAAACGCGCCCCCGAAACCGACGGCCAAAAAGTCGGCGAGCGTCGCGCTCACCGAAGCCACGCTCGATGAAACGCTCGAAGCCCTGTTTGAGGAGTGCAAGGAAAACACGAAGCTGCGCGAGACGCACGAGTACGCCATGTGCTTGCCCGCGTTGTTCTACGACGACTACGACAAGTGGCTGAAAGTGGGGTTTGCGCTCAAGCACACGGACGACCGTTTGTTTCCGAGCTGGGTCAAATTCAGCAGTCAAAGCGCCAAGTTTTCGTTTGCCAGCGTCGACAAGTTCAAGGACATGTGGACCTCATGGGTCAAAAAGGACGTCATGCTTACAGATCGGTCGATTGCGTACTGGGCGCGAACGGAAAACCCCGTGGCGTACGAAGCCATTCGCACGAAAACGCTCGACCACCTTGTCACGGAAATCACCAAACAAAAACAAACGACGGAGACGGACTTTGCCACGGTCCTGCATTTTTTGTACAAGGACTACTTTGCGTGCGTGGGAATCCGCAATCAGCTTTGGTACGAGTACAGCGGCCAGCGGTGGACGGAAATGGACTCGGGGACAAACTTGCGGCGCAGGATTAGTTCTCCCGACGGCATGTTCAAACTGTTTCAGGACAAATCCAGAGAGGCGATGGCAGAAGTGACCAAAGTTCTTCCCCTCGACAACAAAGAAAAATTAGATGCCGCCCGCAGGTGGATGAACCAGTGCGCCATCATATTGGTGGACCTGAAGCGAACAGAAAAGAAGCAAAACATCATGCGCGAGGCGTGCCACCTGTTCTACGTGCCGCATTTCATGGACAACTTGGACAACAAGAACCACATCCTGTGCTTTACCAACGGAGTCATTGATTTCTCGCTGCCCCATCCGTTTCGCCAAGGATTGCCCGACGACTACACGTCCAAATGCACCAACATCCCGTACATCCCCCTGGGGCCCGAGAACGAACCCATCCAAGAGGAAATTAAGACGTTCATGCGGCAACTGTTTCCTGTCCAGGAGCTGCGCGCCTATATGTGGGATCATGCCGCGTCGACTCTGATGGGCATGAACACCAACCAAACGTTCAACATTTATACGGGGGCGGGGCGCAACGGCAAAAGCAAGTTCGTAGAACTCATGGGCAAGGCGTTGGGCGACTACAAGGCCACCGTTCCCGTTACCTTGATCACGCAAAAGCGTACCAGCATTGGCGGGACGTCGTCGGAGATTGTGCAGCTCATGGGCGTGCGGTACGCCGTCATGCAGGAGCCGTCGTTGGGAGACACCATCAACGAAGGCATCATGAAGGAGTTGACGGGAGGCGACAAATTGCAGGGCCGCGCGCTCTTCAAAGACAGCGTCACGTTTACGCCGCAGTTCAAGCTGGTCGTCTGCACGAACACGCCTTTCGATATCAAGAGCACGGACGACGGAACCTGGCGCCGCATTCGCATGTGCGAGTTCATGAGCCTGTTTACTGAAGACCCCGTTGACGGCGACGAGATTAAGCCGTACCAGTTCAAGGTCGACAAGAACATTGACGATAAGTTTGAGGCGTGGAAAGGGGTCTTCATGTCCATGCTCGTAGACCGCGCCCTCAAGACCAAGGGCAACGTCAAGGACTGCGCCACTGTACTTGCCAAATCGCAAGAGTACCGCCAAGATCAGGACAACCTGGCCGAATACGTCAAGACCAGTTTCAAGAAAGAAACGGGCGGGAAAATTCGCTGGACGGACGTGCAGAAGCACCTCAACACGTGGTGGGCCAACCACAAGGGCAGCGGGGAAAAGCCCCCGAGCGCCAAGCACGTGCAAGCCTACTTGTGCAGGTGTTTTGGGCCCAAAATCGATTTCGGCGGCGTCAAAAATGCATGGGCAGGCATGGCGCTGGTATTCAACGACGTGGAAGGGGACCCCGAAGCGTAAATCGCCAATTTTTTTTTCAATATTTGATGTAAAAGGTTTTCGACAGCGGGCCAAATTTTGACATGTATTCCGTCCCAAACCGTTTATCCAACGCAAAAGTATTCCAATCCACGACGCCTTCGTGCAACAGGCGAAGGCGCACTCCATGTTTTTCTTTGCAATCGCAAAGATAAAGCGTTCCGTCCCAGCCTCTCAAAACGACGCCGATATGGTCGACGCCATTCATGCGGTCCTTGTCGAACCCTTTGGGTCCTGAGTCATACGCGATGATGGACTTGTGTCGCAGCCGACTTTCATCGATCGTTGGGACCGCTTTCGCTCCGAACGCGTCGACAATTTCCCACGACCCCATGGAACGGTTCAGGCCGAGGACGTAAGATACGAACCCTGAACAATCCGTGCGAAAACGGCCCTTGTGCAACCGTTTGTAGGTGACCTTTTTGTCGAACCCGTAGTGCCAGCCGTTCAAGGATTTGGCGCGCTCCCACGGGGTGGACGCAACCCATAAGACTGCAGCCACGACAAGGGCGACCCACATCATGAAAGAGAGG